TGTGCTTTTAATATTTCACTTTCCTGCAATATGATTGGTTGAGTTATTAATTCAACAGTTGCTTTTGCAGAAATAGCTTTATCTTTAAATACACTAAATACAGCAGCAGATGCATCTGTTACTGTAACAGATATACTATCTGCGTTATTAGAGTCTTCTGATACTATCATATTTTTTATGATAGCTCTAGAGCCAGCTGGCACTGTATAAACTGTAGTATTATCAGTGGTAGTAAAATCTACCTTTGCATTTTTATATATATTAGCCACCTATAAACCAAGAAAATCTTTCCTGCTCCTGTTTTATTTCAGATAAAAACGTAGAATTTAATTGATCCTTCATAATAGTCAAAGCTCTATTAATCTGTTTTTGATTAGATACATCATATTCTAATTTTGGTTCTGGTATTCTTATATTTATTTTAGCCATTATTCTCCTCCACCTGGATCAAAAGGATCATTGTATCCTGTTTCCCTACCTCTACTATCTCTTTGTATACCCGATCCTCCACCTGGTCCGTAAGAACCTGGTCCAGGACCTGTATCTTCTCTATACGCTCTTTCTATTCTAGCTTGATCTCTTTGTCTTTGACGTTCTTGAGCAGCTCTATTACCACCTGCACCTGCTATAGCGGCTTCTATTGCATTAACATCCACAATAGGTTCAGGTTCTCTATCAGGTCTTTTAATACTTGTAATACCTGTACCAAATTCTCCTAAAGGACTAACTCCGAAACCCATTCCAGGAGCAAAAGATAATCCAGGAAAAGGCCCCGTATTAATTCCAGGAATTGGCCTACCTGTTTTTTGAGCTTCAATTATTTTTTCTAGCATATCATCTTCACTATCATCTTCTGCTGATTTAATACCTAACTTAATTAACTCATCTGTTGATTTATAAGTTGGATCTTTTATTTTACTTTTTTGATCAAAAATACCATCACTTAAATCTGTTATCCCTCCTGTGCCAAACATTTTATTCTCAAAATCATCAAGTGCTTTTAATTTAGCTGCTTTTTGTTCAGGGTCTTTCATTTTAGCATTAATCATATCTCTTCTTTTTTGAATAGTTTCTGGTGTTATCTTAGCTAAATTATATCCTGCCATAATATTTTCAGCTGTATTTATGTTACCACCATCGGATACAACTCTTCCAATATCATCTAATCTAATTCCAGCACCCAACGCTTCATTTTCTAAAATAGCTCTTCTATTTACAGGAAGAAGAGATTTTATAAAGTCTTGTCCTGCTCCTAATATTCCAGGTAATTGAACTTGATCCCCATATAAAAATTTAGAATCAGATAATATACCTGAAGGGATACCAACATCACTACCTGGTCTAGCATAAAATCTTCTAGCATTAAAAGGACTATATTGATCTGAAGTTCTTAATCTAGTTGGATCAGGATTATAAACATTAAAATTATCTCCACTTTCTGTATTAATTATTCCTTGATTTTCACCTGGATCTGGAGGTGTACCTGGTGGCTGTGTTGGTGGTGTACCACCTATAGGCGGAATAGTAGAAGGAAAAATACCTGATATACTAGGTAATCCTTGCTGTAAATATTTCATTGCTAAATCATATAAAGTAGCCATTATCTTCTTCCATCTGGTTGTACGTCTAATCTAAATGTACCAAAACGCCAGGACTCACCATTAGAATCATTCTCTATTTTGAGATTAACAAAACGGCCTCTAGCTCTAGTATCCTTCTTATCAGTAGTTGAATCAATTGTAAAGGGACTCAAAGATGTTGCGGTGTCTGATTGTTGAGGGTATCTCTTCACAGCTAAACTTACTTTTGCATTGCCATCTAAAGTTTTAAAATCTGGTACAAAACGTCTTATAGCTAAAAAAGTCTCACCAGCTAACTTAAGGCCTGCAGGTTGACCTCTAGCTGATCTTTGTCTTTGTTCTATATCTATATCATATGATTTTATAAACGATGTGACAGCTGTTGTTGATCCATCTTCATTAACTTGATCTGTACCAACCTCATGTTCAAAAAATTTAGTTTGACCTAAACCATCTTCACCTATGACAACAGGAAAAGTTCCTGATGCAGAACTATCGTATTTAGTTGCAAAAGGTTTTGGATACACAATTGCATCAATCCAACTTGTTCTTGCTTCTGTACCTGTATACCACACGCCGCCTTTCATAGGTTCACCATAATTAAATACAACGTATTTATCATTATAGTTTGCACCTGATGATGGATAATACCAAATAACTTCTGTATATAAATTATTAATACCTGCTATAACTTGTTGTCCTTTTGTAGTATCAAAGTTGTCATAAACAAAATCTTCTACGCTACATGGTAAAGATTTAACCGTACCATCAAATAAAAAGAAACCATTTGGTGATAACCAAAACGCAGCTCCATCTACTTCAACAACTGCATTTTTACCTATTAATCCACAGTTCGTACCCACTTGTTCAAAACTAAATGTAAATGGTGCACCTACAAATTTCATTGTATACAATGCATTATCTGTAAATACTAGAATTGTTTCTTTTGCTTTAATAGCACCAACTATTTTTGTACCATCTTGTAATCTAAAATCACCTGCACTATTAATAGAAGTAGCAGTGTAATCATTAATATCTTCTTGGTTCGAAAATCTAATAAACATATCGTCTTGTGTTGTTGTATCTCCAATAGTTGTCTCAGTTCCAAAATGACATAAGTGTCTAGTTGTTGGTGATACTAATGTTAATCTTGATGCAGTTGGATTTGATGCTGTGGAAAAACCAGATGTAGATGTTGATGCTCTTGTAGTCAAAGGAGCTGCTGCGCCTGCATTCCATGTAAATGTTTTACCATTTGCAATCGTTGCAATTAATACTTGACCAAAATTATCTAGACTCCAAAGACCTGGTTCAAGAGTCACTTCTGATGCAAGAACTGCTTCACCCCAATCAGAAAAGTTTGTAGCATCTGTTGCTGTTACTCCTGTGTTGTGTGCTGCATTATCTGTGCCATCTACATTTCTAACTATACTCTGTAGGTTAGGTGATGAAACAGATGCATAAGATATTAATTCACTTTCTACTAATATTCTACCAGCAGAACTAAAGTTAGCTGTAGACGCTAATGTAACATTTGTACCAACACCACCTGTACCTGCAGAGTTAGCACTTAACGATCCATTTAATGTAGATGTTGCAGCTCCAGGAACTGAACCATTCCACTGTGATATACCAAAACCATAACCATAAGATTGCGCTGCTGGTCCAACTTTTTCATAAGGTTTGACCGCAATACTTCCACCCGTAGAAACAGTAGCTCCAGCATTACTACTTTGTGTGATTGTAAAAGTTGTAGGTGTTGGAACTGATGTTACTTGAAATAGTTTATCTTCAAAGTCTGATGCACTAAAACCTGTACCACCTGGTAAAGTTACACTATCTAATAAAACAATATCACCAGGCTCTAAGTTGTGTGATGTAGAAGTTGTTATTGTACAAACAGGATTGTTATTAACTGTTGAAATTGTAGAAGAACTTAATGTAGCTTTTAAAGGTGTAATGTCGTGTAACTGTCCTTCAAAATATAAAAGTAAAAATTTATCTGTTCCTAATGCAACGTATCTGTTTCCATTTAAATCAACAAAAGCATGAAGTTTTCTTGCAACACCTGTTATGGAATCTGATATTAAAGAAGACCAGCCACCTACTTTTTCTGGTAAACCATATCTAAATCTAACATTATCAGAGTCTATCCATCTATTTTCTGCACCTGCAGTTGTATCCTGTTTATCTATTCCAGGTAAAAAATTATATTCAATAAGAGCCACTAATTACTCCTACGCTGTATTAGTTTTATAAGTCCAGCCTCTTGTAGAATCTACATAAGCCAAAGTTATAGACTGACCATTTGTGCTCAATGTATCATTAGCCGCTGCACCTTCAATGGGTTCACCGTTTCTATTAATAATTAAATTGTTGTTTGCAAAAGTTCCTCTTGCATCGATGATACTTACTTCATTTCCTACAGAAGGAGAAGAAGGTAAAGTAATTGTAATTGGGTTAGCTGTTGTATTTGCAAAAATTTGTTCACCATCAGATGTTGTATAAGCTGTAACTGTTGATGCATTAACAGTTATATAACCTTTGTTTTTCATACCTAGGTTAACATTTGTACCATCTGAATATACTAATACAGTTGCTCCTGAAGGAACTAATACACCTGATCCTGATACTGTTTTAATTGTTAATGTTTTTATTGAACCAGAACTTTCTCTTGTAGTCGCATCTTGAAATACCATTACTCTTTCAGCAGTATCTGGAATGGTAACCGTTCTATTAGCTGCTAATGTTCCAGTTAGTTTTATAAATAAATTTTTACCATTTGAAGTAGCTCCATTATCTAACGCTAAAGCCTGATCAGAAGATCCAACATTTAAAGATAAATAACCTGAAGATAATTGTTCTAGAATCTGTAAGTTTGTATTAGTGATTGTGCCCCAAAGACCAGCCTTTTCACCTGTTGCAATTAATTCTAGTTTTGAATTTGTTGAATAACTTGATGCCATAATTCTCCTAATACGGTTCTATTGGTACCCAAACTTGACTAACACCTGGGTTAATATCATTCCAAGTAATAATACCTGGATCGTTTATCGTTAATGTTAACGGTGTAGCAGTTGGTGATACATTTGCCGCTGCTGTCACTGTAACAGTTCCTGTTGCAACAGTCAATTGGTTTCGTGTAACATCAACATTTGCGTCACCTGTAATGGTAGCGCTTCCTATACCTAAAGTTATTGGATTTGCTGATAATGTTGTATTAGCAGCACCTGTAATAGTTATTGCACCAAAGTTAGCGGTAATAGCATTACCAGATACATTTACTAACGCACCTGCCAGAGCAGTTGCACTTCCAATTCCTAAAGTTAAACCATTACCTGTTACACTAACAGTAACGTTCGGGTTAAAGAACGATGTTGATATTGGAGCACCAGATATA